GCTAGGTACACCCCTTACGGATGTACTTAGTAAGGAGGACCTCCGAAGAGGTCCTACCTCTCAGATGTGCTTGTTCACGTACTTGGTGACGAACGCGGTGACCTGCTCCTTGTTGAGTGCCTTGATCCCCTTCACACCCTTCACCAACATCCCGTTACGGGAGTAGTTGTACATCATCTGCGGGGGGACCCTCTTCGATGCTCCGAGGGTCTCGAAGGTACCGTTGACGACGTTGTGGACCTTGTAGGGGGTGATCGTCTCGTCGTCTCCGAAGACGGTCTCCACCAACTCCTCAATCACGGTCTCCAGGGAGGGGGCCTCGGACTCGGTGACTGCCTCAGCGTCGAAGATCATGGCAGGGTTGACGGTGTTCTCGGACATGACTGCTCCTCAGGGTAGGATGGTGCCTTTGGGTAGGAGGGTGGTTAGTTGGTTTTTATTTTTCGTTCTAACTATATTATAATGTGGATCTTGCAATGAAGCTACACCCGTGGGTGTAATTCTAAGCAAGTAGAAAATTCATATGTAACCTATTTCAACCTAGTAGCTGAGAGCAAGTATGACGTACTTGACATTCAACGTAAACCCCTATATAATACACTCATGACCGAGAGGGGCTGATATGATGTACGACGAAGAAGAGGTCGACATCGCTGCCGCAATGGCTAAGCGTCGTGCTTGGGTGAGCGATGAAGAAATGCGCTCTCTGGGCCTTGAGCGGGCTACTGGCCTGCACAGTGCCTCTGGCTCCGAGACGTACGTCGACCAGGCGCGGCGAATCCTGCGGGAGAACGCACCTATGGCCGCGAGCAGCCTGGTCCGGCTGGCTCGATACGCTGAGACTGAGACTGTCCGCCTGCGTGCGTCGATCGAAATCCTCAACCGCGTAGAGAACGCAGGCGGTGGCACGGATGGTCGTGAGCCCTGGGCTGAGGTGTACGATCAGGTCCTGTCTACGTCGGACGTAGAGAAGTTCGCCAACGGTAGCAAGTAGCCTCAGGCGGCGCGAGGGGCACTAGAAAGAAACCTTAAAGAAGAGCTGACCACCTAAGGCAGGGAAGCCTAACCAGCTCGCACAGGACCGGCAAAGGAATAATGGCGTGTGGAGTTTGGAGGGCTGCTCAAGCGGTTGTTTAACAAGGTAGGGAGCCGCGGTGACGACAGAGCAGTACAGGATTAGGTTTCTCTCGACAGTATTGGCAGTGTGGAGTGTGGTCATAGGCGCAGCGTTGTACGTGTACCTGTTTAGAAATGGCCCATTGCCTGATCCTGTACTGCTGGGTGTGCCTACGGGGACCTGGTTAGCGGTGTACCCACCACTACCGAGCCGACTGAAGGAGGAACCTGTTGACGCCGGAGCAGGGTGAGTGGATTGTTAAAGTTGCCGTTGTAGTGCCTGGCATGACGATAGCTGGCTACGCCGTTGGCGTAGCGAAGACCTTGGTGCAGCGAGCAGTGATTAGGAGAGCTAGTGCGCACCTTAAGCCCGCCGTGGCGGAGAGTGCTGGAAGGGTCGTGGATAATGATCCTCGTGCTTTCCATAGGCCTGGTCGTACTTTACGTCGATAACTACCGCATGCGAGACTGCATAGCTAACTACATGGTGGCTGACCAGCAGAACACCCAAGCACGTGCCAGCTTGGGTGACGGTGAGCGGGCAGCGTTCAACAACCTCCTGATTGTGCTTTCGAACCCGAAAACCTCTCAGGAGGCCCGAAAGGGTACATTCGAGGACTACATAGCTCTTATACAGAAGGACGATGCCCTTCGCAAGCAGAGGCCGCCTCTACCTGTTCCGACGGAGTGTGACTGATGGACGCCAAGGTCAAGAACGTTTGGCAAGAGGTGAACACTCACCTAATGCCGCAGTATGGAACCGGTATGCACTACCCGTACTGCCAGCAGGCGAGCTGCACTGGCTGCCTTCCACCTAACCGAGAAGTAGAGCCTGAAGAGGAACCATTCGACCTCACCATATTCTGGCGGAAGGACTAACATGCCGCAGTACGTAGACAAGCGCAAGTTCTTCGATCACGTGGGGTATGAGCCACATCCGAAGCAGTGGCTCTTTCATAATAGCCCTGCGCGTTTTCGTGTGCCTGTCTGCGGGCGACGATTTGGCAAGAGTAGAATGTCGGCGATGGATGAGGCTCCCGGCCTGATGGTTCCGGACCGGCGAGGTTGGATTGTTGGGCCTACGTATGACCTTGCTGAGAAGGAGTTCCGCGTTCTGTGGGACTTGTTCATTCTGCAGCTTGGCTTCGGACGTAACCGCAAGGTTAAGAAGGCCTACAACAAGAAACAGGGGGAGATGTATATTGAGTTCCCCTGGAAGACTCGCGTCGAGTGTCGCTCTGCAGATCACCCTGAGAATCTGGTTGGTGAGAAGCTCGACTTTGCGATCATGTCCGAAGCTGCGAAGCATCGGAAGGACGTCTGGGAGAGGTTCATACGGCCTGCTCTTGCTGACAAGCGGGGCTCTGCCACATTCCCTACAACTCCTGAAGGTTTCAATTGGCTTCACGGTCTTTGGCAACTGGGCCGTGATTCGAGTTTCCCAGCCTACGACTCTTGGCAGTTCCCGTCGTGGGATAATCCGTACGTCTACCCTCTTGGCCGTGAAGATCCGGAAGTCGTCGAGATTGAGCGAACGACTACTCACGAGTGGTTCCTTCAGGAAATTGGGGCAGACTTCTCAGCCTTCGTAGGTAAGATCTACGGAGAATGGCAGGAGAGTGCTCATGTCACAGATGTCAAGTTCAATCCTGCTTGGGACTCTTACGTCGGATATGACCCAGGCTTTACGAATCCTTGGGCATGGATTTGGTTCCAGGTTGACCCTCAGGACAACGTACACGTGTGGCGAGAGTACTACCAGCCGTACCGGCAGCTCTCTGAGCATATCGCGTATATGCGTAATATGGAACAGCCAGAGGGCTATCACCTCGACCTTGCTTTCGGGGATGCCGCGGACCCAGAAGCTTGCGTATCTATATCCGAGAACTTCGTCCCGGCGTACGCTGAACCGGAGGCGAAGAAGAACTGGCGTGAGGGTATCGACCTTGTCAAGAGCTACCTGAAGCTGAGAGATGTTTACTCACCAGCCGGAAACATTGTCGTCTGCGATGAGAACGGGACGCCTCTTAAGCGGCCCAAGCTCTTTGTCGATCATTCGTGTAAGAATCTTATCCGCGAGTTCAATAACTATCGGGCTCCGGATACACGGCCGGAAGTCAACGTGCGGGAGCAGGCGAAGAAGTACGACGACCATGCACTCGACGCACTTCGCTACGGACTCATGCATATCTTCAAACTGGGCTGCAACTCGCGGCTTACCGACGTCTACCAAGGAGTAGGCGACCTCACTCCTGGCCGTGATGCTTTCGCACCTACGGGAGATGGCGGCTTCTTCAGCTGGGATGACCTTAACTTCTAGGAGTTCGTATGAGCGATCAGCCGGGGCTCTTCGAGCTCCCTGAATCGGGTGATCCAGGATCGGTGGCGCTGGCTGAGATCCTCGATGCCTACGATGTGGTTTCGGCCGAGCGTGGTGATGTTCTTACTGGTGAGAGCCCCTACATTGTGGTAGGGCCCAAGGGCTCGATGCAGTCCTACCTCCAGGCTGACAGCACGCAGCTGGCCGAGGGCTCCATTCCAATGGCTGAGCTGGGTTACTCGTCTCCTTCTCCGTGGACATCCTGGGTTCGTGAGGAGTGGAACAGTAAGCTTCGGGATAAGCAGGGTGTTACTGAGTACTACCGCATGAAGCGCCTCGATGGTATTGTTCGAGGTTCTCTGCGTGTGTTCAAGACGCCAGTGCTCTCGGCTCACTGGTTCATGAAGCCCGGATCAGACTCCGCGAGGGATAAGAACGTCGCTAAGAGGGTACAGGATAACCTTTACGCTATGTCGTCGTCCTGGAGTCGTACGCTAGAGGATATCCTCCTCATGTGCGAATATGGCTACATGGTGATGGAAAAGGTTTACCAGCTGGACCCTGACGGACTTCTGAGCTTGCGCAAGCTGGCTCCACGCCACCCTGCCGATATCCAGCAGTTCATCTACGATAGCAACGGTGGACCTGCAGGCATCCTTATGGAGCCTCAGACTCTCGACACTGCCACGAACACTACAGCGCCGTTGACTCCACTGAATCCCGTAGAGCCTCAGGGTGTGTTTATCCCCATCAGCAAGCTGGCTGTGTTCAGCCTAGAGGCTGAAGCTGGCGACATGCGTGGCATATCGATCCTGCGTTCCGCGTACAAGCATTACCAGTACAAGGATACACTGTACAAGATCGATGCCATCCAGAAGGAGCGTCACGGTATTGGTGTTCCTGTCATCAAGATGCCTCCTGGATGGAAAGCAGAAGACAAGAAGCTGGCCGAGCAGATTGGTCGTAACCTCCGTACCAACGAGCGGTCACATATCGTACTGCCGCCAAACTGGGACATCATGTTTGCTAAGCTCGAGGGTCAGCCAGTTGACTGTATGGTGTCGATCAGTCACCACAATGACATGATCATGGTCAATGTGCTAGCACCGTTCTTGACTGCAGCGAACACTAAGAAGGAAAGCCTGGAGACCTTCTACAAGGCAACCCGATACGTAGCTGAGTGCGTCGCTGATACGATGAACCGCTTCGTGATTGCGGACCTTGTGAACCTCAACTACTCCCGAGTCAAGGTGCCCATTCTGAAGGTGCGCCGGATTGGTGAGTGGGAGGATGCACGTACGCAGTCGTTCACCCTCCGCAACTACGTTGGTGCCTCCTTGATCGTACCGGATGAGACGCTGGAGAGACACCTGCGCGAAGAGAATGACTTGCCTGAGATTGACTTCGAGACGCGTACTCCAATCGCTGCGCCGCAGGATCCTAATGCTCCACAGGACAATCCGTCTAGCAGCAATGTCAATCCTGTCCAGCCTCCTCGAGTTGGGCCTCCTCGTCAAGGGGCACCTACGGCCAAGCGTCCTGCGTCTACTG